TGGTCTTGTTAGTTTTGCAAAATCATCTGTATCTGTAACAAACCCATCACCAGCAGCTGGTGCTAAAAGTAGAGATACTATAGACGATATTAAAAATAATGCTGTTGGTAATTTTGCTACACAAAACCGTTTAGTTACTAAAGAAGATTATATTATACGTTCGTATTCTATGCCATCTAATTTAGGAAGTGTAGCAAAAGCATATATAGTGCCTGATGATCAAATTACACAACAAGATTTAATTGAATCAAGAATTGCAAATCCATTAGCATTAAATATGTATGTTTTGGGGTATAATTCATCAAATCAATTAACATTTTTAAATGCTGCAATTAAAGAAAATTTAAAAACATATTTAGGTTATTATCGAATGTTAACAGATGCAGTAAATATAAAAGATGGATTTATTATAAACATTGGATTAGATTTTGAAATTTCTGTATTAACAAATTATAATAGCAATGAAGTTTTATTAAAATGTATTGATGCAATGCAAAAATATTTTAATATAGACAGATGGCAAATAAATCAACCAATAATTAAATCAGAAATAACTAATGCATTAGGAAACATAAAAGGAGTTCAAAATGTAGTAGGAGTACAATTATCTAATTTATTTGATACGGACGCCGGATATTCGGGTAATACATATGATTTAGTTGCTGCAACTAAAAATGGAATAATATATCCATCATTAGATCCTAGTATTTTTGAAGTTAAATATCCAACGCAGGATATAAAAGGACGTGTAGTAAATTACTAACTAATATATTTATAGAAAAAAGGAATTATTATGGGCGTATTATCTACAAATCGCGCACAAATCACATCTGGAGGATTAATATCAGCAAGTTTTATTTCAGATGTATATGATATATTAATTGGAACTACGCCCGATACAGCTGTTTTTTCAGGATCATTAAGTGTTAGTGGTTCTTTAAATGTAGAATCAGGAATAACGGGTTCATTAACTGGTTTAGCAACATCTGCTTCATATATTGCTGCTGCGGGCGTTGATGGTACTGTTAGTAATTCTACTAGTGCGTCTTTTGCTACAAAGTCAGTTACTTCGTCATTTGTTTCATCTACATTAACATTTGAAACACAAACATCATTAGGTACTGTTATTAATGGAGCTCTTGCAGTTTCGTCCAGTGGTGATTTATATTTTGGAAGTGCTAGTGCTTGGTACAAAATAACATTAGAATAAAATAAGGATAATAATGTTTAAAATATTTTATGCAGAAAGTGATGCTACATTATATGAACATAAAGCTAATGTTAATACTGGTATAGATGAAATATTAGAAGTTGGAAAACGTATTGATGTAGACGGAGAAAATATTAAAAAATCTAGATCATTAGTTAAATTTAATACAACACAAATTACAGATGCTTTAACAAAATATTCTACAAATTTAGATTCTTGTAAATTTATTTTACAGATGTTTACTTGTGAAGCAAAAAATTTGCCGGCTGACTATGTGATTGATGCTAAAATTGCAGCACAGCCATTTATAAATGGTACAGGATTTTTATCTTCAGAACCAGAAATATCTAATGGAGTTCAATGGGCAAAACCACATGCATCATGGTCATTTGATTCTCAATCTGGAACATCGTGGATATCTGGTAGTCAAAATATTCGTATTAATAATTCTTCATTGTATGTAAGTAGTTCCGTATCAGGATCAGGAGGAAGTTGGTTATATCAAAGTGGTAGTGGTACGTTTAATATATCTAATTTTAATCAAACATTTTTCTTTCAACCTGGATTAGATGAAAGTGAAGAATTTTCATATAGGCCTACTGATATATTCATGAATGTTACAGATGCTATTAAAGTATGGATATCAGGTAGTGGTGGAAATAGCATAGATAATAATGGATTTTTAATAAAATTATCAGAATCAGATGAAGCATCGTCAGATACTGGAATTATTCGATTTTTTAGTCGAGAAACTCATACTATATATGTACCTAGATTAGTAATGTTATTTGATAACGCTGTTTATGATGACGAATTATCACAAATTGATTTAGATTCATATATAGTAAATACAAAAACAAAACCAGAATATAAAGATACTGAAATTACAAAAATACGAATATTTGCAAGAGATAAATTTCCAATTAAATCTGCAACAAATTTATTTCCAATACAAACTGTTAAACGATTGCCGCAAACAACATATTACGCTATACGAGATGCGGCTACAGATGAATACATAATTCCATTTGATGATATTTATAATAAAGTAAGTTGTGATTCTACAAGCAATTTTATAAATGTTGATATGAATAGTTTTATGCCAGAACGTTATTATCGATTAGAATTTAAAATTAAAGATGGAATCACAGAAAGATATATTGATGACCAGATTTATTTTAAAGTAGTTAGATAATGGCAAACATAATTCAACAATTAATACAAAACTCTGTACAACAAGCAGGAAAACAGGTTGTAAAAATAAAAGATCCTATTGCTACAGAACAACAAGACAAATATAAACTTCGAGGATTGAATTTTAAATCAAATAATCCTAATGTAATGTTACGTGATGAAGCTGGAAATATTGTTGTCGACATTGTTGAAAATAATTCATTATTAATAATAGAACCAGTAACATCAAATATATTAGCTAAGTCTGTAACTAAAATTATAGATACTCAATTTAATTATTTTAAATTTCCAGCAACTATTAATGTTGCAGATACTGAATTAGATTTAGATTTAGATTTAGATTTAAATATAGATCAAGAAATAGATGATCCTATATATGCAAGATATAAACCTATAGATCAACAAGAAATTCCATCTGGAGGTAATATAAATTTTGCTGCAGAACTTGAAATGAGTGAAGTAGAAGAGGGTGCAATACAAAAAAGACCAAATCGTTATTATATAACTAAAGAAATTAAAAATTCTGGAGCAGATTTAAAATTCCGAGTTAAAATTAATTTTAGATATGATAGTCCAGATAATGATACAAATACAACATATTTTTATATTACTAGATTTAGGCCTGAAGCAAAATTTGCTGATGTAAATTATAGAGAATATTTTAATTTTGAAACACCTAATGCAGGAGGTGGTCTTATTGGTCAATATAACGTTCAAGAATCAACTAAAGAAGTAGTTATTGCAAATTCTGAATTTGATGTTGGTGATACTTTTGCATTATTTGGTTTAGCAGGGAAAGGCCAGCCAGCAGATCAATTTAAATATAGTACTATTAATGCAGATCAAACATATTGGTCTATAACCGATGCTTCTAAAAATGTTGATGAATGGAATAGAGAAATATAATGTTAAATCAATATAAAAATATCAATGAAATTGTAAATTCTAAAACTTCATTATCTGGTGTTAGAATAAGTAACAAACAATCTGAATTTTTTTCTAAGGATTTAGATAATTCATATTATTTTAATGACAAAATATTATCTAGAACAAATGAATCTAGAATAGAATTTCATATATATTCCAATGATACATGGATTTCTGGTAATCATAAAGTTAATTTATTAACTGAAAAATTTGAATACAGAGATAAGAATACAAATAAATCTATAGATTTTCCTGGTGGTCAAGTTTCAATAAATATTTCAAAACAATTAAATGATTTAAAAATTAATGCTGGTAATTATCGTGTTGCTGTTAACTTTTTTGAAAATTTAATTGGTAATTATGAACGTCAACATTTAAGAATAGACGAAATTTCATCTGATCGAACAGAACTTAGATTACGTGCTATCGATAGTGATGATCCAGAATTTTTACAACAAATTACGGCATATGCTCAACGTCCATTACAAACTAGTAGAAAATTTTATAAGACACATTTATTAAATTTTAGTAGAAATAAATGTATATTATTTGTTAATAGTGTAGTAATTGGAGAATTTTTATATGTTAAATTATATGAACCATTACCTGCAGATATTTTAGAAGATTTTAAATGTTGGGTAGTTGAAGAACAAAAACCAACGTTTATAGATAATATTGCTATACAATCAGTAATTAGTAAAAAGGAATTTAATTCATTATCTGGACCAAATTGGCAAGCAAACTATTCTTATGATACATCTACAGAAACAGGTTTAAAAAGTTGGACAGATTTATTAGGATCTTCTGTACAAACTTCTCAACAATTAATTGATACATATTTTTCTAGTAGTTTTGCTGGTATTGATTTAAATATAAATTATCGTGATTTTAATAATTTTATATTTTATAGTTCTGCACAAGAGCGTGTAGAGAATTTTAAATATAAAATTGATTTATTAGAACATTATAGTCAACAAAATAAATCTATTTCACAATTATCAGGATCTGTAGCTACTACTAATGCAAATGATTTCTTAACATTAAGAAATACATTAATAGGAGGTTTTGATGGATTTGAAAAATTTTTATATCATGATTCTTCATCAATAATAACCACACATGATATAACGCCAGAATCATCTAATGTAACAGAATTAACTGGTAGTTATATAACACCGGTTCCAAAATCAAACACAACATCACCATATGAATTATTTGCTGTATCTAGTAGTGCATTTCAAAATTGGTATACTGATTTACATGCAAATGCAATAACATATGATAATTTTAATACAAATCAGTTAATTAATGCCATTCCAGAATATATTAGACTAAATGATGATAATGCACCAATACAAACATTTGTAAATATGCTTGGTCATCATTATGATATAATATATGCGTATATTACTTATATGATGAAAATTCATAAAAGGGAAGAAAATCCAAATCTAGGAATGCCACCAGAATTATTATATTCTACAGCTAGACAATTTGGATGGAAATTAACAGATGGAAGACAAAATCAAAATTTATGGGAATATGCATTAGGTACAAATGAATCTGGAGTTCCTATTACTGGTTCTAATACTATAGGAGATCCATCGGTAGCTGGTAAACAAATAACATATTCTATATGGAGGCGTATAGTTAATAATTTACCATTATTATTAAAATCTAAGGGTACAAAGCGAAGTGTACAAGCATTATTATCATGTTATGGTATTCCACAATCCATGATAAGTATTAATGAATATGGAGGACCTAGACTAGAAAGACCTCCTGTTTATGAAAAATTAAATTTTGATTATGCATTAGATTTAATTACTAATACAGCTGGAACATGTATTGTAAATTATTCGCAATCAATTAATACTGTAGAATTACGTTTTAAAACAGATAATGTAATAACTAATCCATCACTTCCTAGTACTATGAATTTATTTTCCGTAGGAAGTCATGATGTAACATTAGATTTTACGCGTGGAACATTAGGAACTATACAAATTAATGGAACTGGTTCTGATAATATAGAATTATTTGATGGAGACTTTTTAAGCACTATGTTAAGAACCGATGGTTCTAATTTAGAAGTAGTAGCTAAAAAATCTAAATATGGTAAAATTGTAGCTGCTGTTAGTGCATCTACGATTAATTCATTTGATTTGTCTGGATCTATAACAATTGGAGGAACCTCCGGAGGAAATAGATTGCAAGGACAAGTACAAGAATTACGTATTTGGTCAAGTAGTCTAGGAGATTCAGCATTTGATAATCACGCAAAAGCACCAGCAGCATATGATGGTAATTTAGATGCATATAATGAACTAATATTTAGAGTACCATTAACACAAAAAATTGATCATAGTGCAACATCTAGTTTATCTGGTGTAGAACCAAAATTTTCTGGATTAACAGCATCATTTGCAGGATGGTCAACTAATACACCATATGATTCTATAGAAGAAACATATTATTATGACGCTATATCATTAGCAGCTGGTACATTTGATGATAATAAAATACGAATTGAAAATAATGAACTAATTGGAAACTTAGATCCTAATACTAGAGCTGAACGTAGTCAATTTGATAAAGCTCCATTAGACAGTAAAAAACTTGGTGTTTATTTTTCTCCTCAAACAATGATTAATGAAGATATCATTGCTCAATTGGGATTTACTGAATTAGATCAATATATTGGTGATCCTGGAAAGGGAGAAGATAAAGTTTATCCGGATCTAAAAAAAATAGCAAGAGATTATTGGAAAAAATATAATGATAAAAATGATATTAATGCATATGTTAAAATATTTACATTATTTGATTTATCATTTTTTAGACAACTAGAACAATTATTACCAGCACGAGCAGATTTATTATCTGGTATTTTAATACAGCCAAATATATTAGAACGTAATAAAGATACAGTATTGCCAGATGTAATTCGTGAAGATATACAATTAAATGTTTCTATGTCTAAAGCACCAAGAATTGTCTCCGGTAGTTTTTTAAATTTTTCTTCATCAATTTCTACTAAAATTGTAACATTATCTGGATCAGATGATAATCAAATACAAGGATATATAACTGCTTCTATATCTTCAAAATATGATGGAACAATGTATTCCAGAGAATATTTTATAAGATCTGCTAGCACATATACAACAAGTTCTACACCATATTGGATGAGTGATGCAGTTCTTCCATTTTTTTCTTCTAGTGTTAAATCAGAATTACGAAAATCAAAAATAATTTTAGAAGATAAAGGAATAGAATTTATAACACAAGCTGGAAATGTATTAGGTACACAAAATGGAAATACAATACTAGTAGAACCAGTTGGAGATACAGAATTTATTTTAGCTCATGTTTCAGATTTTAGTCCACGTGGAATTGAAAATCAAAAATATAATGGATCTAAAATGACTTCTCCAGCATTTAATATTAATTCTATAGATACAGTAGATG